GACTCGCTGTAGCCCGGCCCGAGGGACGCCCATATGTCCTCGGCCATTTGACGCAGACCCGTCTCCATGGTTTTTAAAGTAGAATGCTTTTTAATAAGGGATGTTCTGGATAGGACACTTGGCCACCACAAGGTTGTACTTTGGCCCTTTACAGTTGGAGGATGCGTTTTGGGCGATAGCCCCTGACCTTCCAATGGCACTTTTTTTGTCACCCGGGGGGGCGTTCGTGGACCCGAACACGCCTTGGCGGGTGATAAAAAACTGGTACTCATACACATATTTTTACAAGCTACCACACTCTTTATGGTTTCTATTTTTGATTCGAAATTCAAGAGCCAGGGCAATATATGCTATGCATATATTGCTGGATATATTGAGTCATACAGGTGAGTGGTCTATTGAACCATTTTTCCCAATAGGTCCGGCGATCCATGGGATTTGGGATCCAGTTGAGTGGGTTTAAACCAATGGCCGAGATAGATTTGCACGTCTAGCGGCCCGTTGCGCAGACGTCATATTACTGGCGTTAGTCGTTGCGATTCTTCCAGAAGGCGACGGACGACCTGACGGCGGGCCTTGGCGAAGTGACGCGGCCCTTCTAGCGTTAACTCGGCGCCGCTCAGCTTGACGCCGCGCCAATAATCCACGCGCGGCGGCCTGAATACGGGTCGCGGCGGCCGTCTGCCGTTGATTCGCCTGGCGTGCTTTAGGACTAGTGCTTGTGTTGCGCTTCTGATGTGCGTTAGGACTCGTACCCGTGTTGCTCGTCTGCTTGAGTCTCTTCAACTCACCCTTCTTTATTTTCTCCTCGATAATTCGTGCAGCCTCCCGGGCAATTTCATCCGCATAGGCTGCACTGTTTTTGTGAGCCTCACGTTTAAACTTGCGAATAGCCCGCAGCCCCCACCCCAAAGGTACAGACGTCAAACCTATAGCCGACAGTGCCGCGATAGATACGGCTATCACGCTTAAGGCCCCGGTCGCGTTTTGTGCAGATTTTCCACCGGCAGTAACAATTCCCATAACACTTCTTCCCGCTTGCCCAGTTTCCTGAATTATACCACCCACCCCTGTAGTGGCCGCCGTCGCTATATTAACAGTCGACGTCGCGAGCTTCTGAAACGTGTTTGCTCGTTCTTCGGCGCGAGCCGCTCGGGCTCTGAGAGCGTTTATCTCTGTTTTTGATACTGCGGCGCTCGTCTGTGCAGCTTGAAGGGCGTTTTGGGCTTTGCGAGCCTCGTTTCTGGCGGCGTTCAAGTTTTTCTGGACAAGTTGAATTTGGAAGTTTTGAGCTTCCAGAAGCTGAGCCCCCTGAAGAGCGACAAAAGTCTTTTGAATCTCCTCCCCGACGGTTCGAAGAGGCGCCAAAGCTACGGATGTCTCGGATGAACAAAACTTATTGCGATTACCGAGTAATTTATTCAAACCTCCACCCATGAATCCACGAGATGTGTTTCTCTCAGACGCACTAATCTGCCACGAACAACCCGACTGCATAATCTGAGTCATTTCCTTTTCTAAATTGTTTATGTAACTCGAAGACAGTTTCTGCAAGTTTCCACTCTTGAAGTTGAGTGACGGATGGGAAATTGCCATTTGGCCCGCCGCAGAATTGGTTTGTAAAACTTCCACGGGAAGGGGAAGACCCACCGCAGCATGTGACAGTATAAGACCTTCATTGTTTTTCTCGGCTTGCGTCAAAGGCGTTCCGTACACGACATGAGCCGCATGAGAAAGAATAAGAGAATACATTGCTGCTCCAATAATACCAAGTCCCCGTCTTCTCCCTATGGCTACACGGGTTCTTTTACTCGCCTTTAAAAGATTGGAAACTGGTCTTTGACGCATAAGCGTCGCAAGATTCCCGTTCCTGTTGGACATTTTATAATAGTATAAGATAAATTTCAACGACGCCCGAACGACTTGGCGTACTTGCTGCGGATCCACATGGCGTCCTGCTTGTAGATGCGTGACGCGCGGGGCAGGGTGCGCTTGGTCAGGGTGCTGATGGCGATCAGACGGCGCATGACGGCCAGGGGCTTCTCGCCCTTGCTGATGCCCATGCTGAGTGCCTTGTAGCGGTTGGTCTTCGCCTCGACTGGGTGGTACCCGTACTTGGTGAGCATGCCGCCCTTGAGCTTGCCGATAACCTTGGTGCTCTTACCCGCGGCACCAACGTCCTTGGCGGGAACGGCCGACACGCGGCTTATCGCCGCCTTGCGGACGTAAGAGTACCGGGTGCCGTCACGACGGGTCACGCGGACGACGCGCCGGGTGATACGACGAACGTGGCTGGAACGCAGGGCTGACTTCATTTACTCTTTATCAAGAAAAATTAGTGGCGTGACCCTTCATGAACATCCTGAGCTTCCCGTCATTTGACGCACCAAAGTCGAACACGTCAGAGTCTCCCAAGTCCAGGTCAAGGGTAGGGAGCTCGTACACGGCTCTCAATTTCATAGTAGAATAGAGAATCCCGAGGGAATAGGACTTGAGGTCAGTGACTGGTGCAGGACGTGACCAGGCGAGTTTCATGGCGAGAACGTCATTGTTCCTCCCCAAAAAGGGACCAGAGGGTGTGGACTCGGCCGCACCACCATCGATGTATGTCCACTCCCCGATTTTTACAGTTGAAAATAGAAAAGGAATTGCGATGGTCGCACTGACGGCGTCAAGGACGCTCAATTTTGGAGTGGAATTAACAGAAAAATAATCGGTCTTCATCAAGTCCACACAGTAAGCACTAACGTGGAACTTGATGGGATGCCACGCATACAACTCCTCGAATGTGACGTCAGGTTTTCCCATGAATTTTGTACAAGCGTCTGACAGGATCTTTCGAATTTTGGTAGGAGATACGAGGCCATAATTCTTCATGAAGTTTTTCAAATTTGGTTTCATAATCTGTTTCACGGGTACGTCGAGCGCAAAGTCGAGAACCTTGGGAATGTCCCCTTTCGTCGCGAGAAACAGGAAGCCTAAAAGGCCACCGGCCGAAGCCCCTGAGATTTCCTCAAGGGTTTCAAGCCGTCCTTCTTGTTTTAGTTTCGATAGAACTCCTAAATAAAGGAAGAAGCCCATGGCTCCTGGCCCGATGGATAGACATCGGACCATTCTACGATTTTAATTTAATAATACTGGGGGAACTGACCGCGCAGGAAGGCGAACAGCAGAGCGAACACCAGGGTGTGCGCACCCACAGCCATTGGCGAAGTCTGGCCTGAGATCAACAGACCGCCGTTCTTGGGTGGGATGGTCAGCAGCAGACCTGGGGTCAGCAGAACGAACAGCATCGCTGGCACGAACAGGTCGGCCATGGTCAGGCTGATCTTAAGCACGAACGTGGCAATCGCCCAGTAGACCAGGGACAGGACAAGGGCGTGAACCACGGCCTGGACGAGCAGACCAGCGCCCTGTGGCAGTGCCAGGAGCATACCTGGGCTCAGGACGGCGAACAGAATGGCCGGAATGAGAACCTTGGGGCCGGTAACGTCAAACATGTTTAGAAATAGCCAATATATTTTTCAGCCCAGGCGTAAAAGTTCTCCGCCTGGATACGGTCTGAAATGATCGGGAGGTTGCTGATGAGGCTCCACATCTCGAGATGCGACACCGAAGACTCGCGCTCCTGGTGCCATCGGCTTGAATCGAGAACGAGCTCGACAAACTTAGGGTACGTGGCGCTGATTGGGAGATAATGGTCATCTGAGTAACCACGAATCTTCATCCAACCATCTAGGAGTTCCTTGGAGTACATGTCCTGCCAGTCTTCTGGATGGAGTTCGGGATCGAAATCGTCCGACCCGTCAGAGTCGTACGAGAGATCGTAGTTGTACGCATCACGCGAATACTCGTCGTTGATACCCATTGTATTTGTACTTGAATTATAAACGTCCCAAGGCTCTAAGCCTCGAGGAGGGCTGCATTTTTTTCTCAGGATATGAAAAAGCATGGGATGGATCTACATGATACGAAACAAGAAGAACAATAAATGTTATATTGGTCAGACTATATATAAAAATGTCAACAAAAGATGGTCCGCCGAGAGGAATAACCCACATGGAATTTTGAAACACGCTTTCAAAAGACATGGTATAGAAAATTTCTCATTCGAGGTTTTACATGAAGAAGTACCAAATGAACAGCTTAATGATATTGAAATTTTAGAAATAAAACAAAGAAACACTCTCGCTCCTAACGGGTATAATCTTCAAGCGGGAGGGCGGGACAATCACGCATGTCATCCGGAAACAAGACAAAAGATTAGTAAAGCTAACAGGAATCGTGTGATTTCTAGTGAAACTAAACAAAAGATAAGTGAAACTAAAAAAGACACTAAACTTACTCAAGAACACAAGGATGCTATATCAAAGGGTTCAAAAGGTAAAAAATTGTCACCGGAAACTATCCAAAAAATAGCCGATTCTAATAAACAAAAAATAGATAAATTTTCAATAGATGGAAAATTTATTGAGACTTTTTATAGCATGAAAGATGCTGCAAAAAGTATGAACGTAGACTATACCGCTATAAGTAAATGTTGTAATAATAAGGTGAAAACAGCATATAAATTTATATGGAAATTTCACACAGGGGATACAAATAATATAGAAGTTAAACCATATGTGAACCCTATTAAAGGAAAAAATAGACCGAAGGATGTTATAGATAAAATAGCGTTAAAACATTCCAAGACTGTATCCAAGTTTTCCTTGGATGGTTCCTATATAGAAACTTTTGAGAGTTTAAAATATGCCGCAGAATCCGCTGGTGTTACTAGCACTGCTATATGTAGATGCTGCTCTGGTAAAACTATGACATCTGGTGGTTTTATATGGAAATATCACATCAGTTCTTTGAGTCCCGTAATGGAAACTGAAGGTGTCTCTTTGGTGGGTGCTGCGTCCTGAATGGCATTCCATGCCCCCTCCACCTGCGCTTCGTTGCCACCGAAATAACTGGACAGGCCCTTCTTGATAACATCCTTTGTGATTGAACCCTTGGTCTTTTTTATTTTGAAATTGACCTTGACTTTGTCCTGAATCTTGACAGTGTCAATCTCTTCGGTTTTCATTTTTACTTCGATCACCTTGCGAAGATCCTTCTCGCGTCCGTTGAGGACGCTGAGATCTTTGCGAGCTGCGGCTAATTGGGCCTTGAGGGCGACCCACTCAGTCATTGCTGCTTTAAAGTCCATATTTAGTAACTACACGGTAGTTATTTGTGCGTAGCTTGACGCAACTTATCATCACAAAGCCTTCGGCTTTGCTCTTTTACTGGTACTCGGGCGAAATCTCAAACATTGGGCGCATGGTGTCTGGGGGAATCGTGCTGAGGTTGAAGATGCTGACTGGGGTGCGGGGGTTGATTGGCTCGGAACGGAACTGCTGGTTGGCGTTGCGCAGAACGCCGCCGACCGTCTCTGGGTAGCCAATCTGGCTGCGTGGGTCCAGGTAGTTCTGGCCGCTCAGAATCTTGTCTGGGCTGAACTGGCCAAAGTCCTCGGTCTGAACAACCTCACGGGGGATAAGGCTAACCGAGGACACGTCACCGTCATATGCGGTGGCTGGAACCGCGGCACCGGTCAGGTCGCGCTGGTAACCGGCGTTCGTCGAGCTCGTTGGGGTGTTGCCGATTGGGAAGCCGGACAGGGCGGCGCCAGAGAAACCACTGGACTTGGGGGCGAACAGCAGGAAAAGAATGACTACAGCCAGGAGCAGAATTGCCAGTCCCTTGCGATCCATATTATTAATAGTTACCGATAATTTTTTTGGGCTGGGACTTCAGTCCAGATAGTCGGACGGGTCTTCATCCTCCTGCTCGACCGGCTCGTCCGAGAAAAGATACTCCTTGGGGAGCTCGGGCGTCTTGGGCGGCGCCCGGACGCGCACCTGGAGAATACGCCAGATTGGACCAAACGACTTTTTCAGGAACCATAGACCAGACAGCTCGAGCACCACATCACACGCCGTCTCGGGCTGGATATCCTGGAGCTCGACTGGGTTCTTGCGAGTGTCGAACGCGAGGGTCGCCACCTGACCCTTCACAGTGGCGAGGGATGCGCCGAGCACACCGTCAGTCACGCTCTCCTGCCATGCGTTCTGGATTGTCTCGTCGCTCAGCTCCTTGCCGAACCACTCCTGCTTGGACAACTTGGCCTGAGCCAATATCTGCTCATCAATGACTGAGAAAAGATTAGAATCGGTCTTGAAATTTACAGACTTGGCGGCGAGGGAGTCCTGGAGGATCAGAGCGTTCACCTGATGACGGGCACCCGTGATCTTCAGAAAGTAACGGCCGTCTGGAAGCTTCTGGGGCGTTGCGTACTCCATTATACCATAAACTAATTTCTTCTTTAACACTAGATGAGTACGTGCTCTTCAGACCTTATCACGAAGGGCTGTCAGTGCTTGTCCAATCCCATCGATCCTGGGTCCCAGGTGTGCGCCTATATAAACCGCCAGAATGGCCTGGTTTCTCCTTGTGACGCAGGGTGCTGTGTACCAAAATGCAACACCAACCGTGAACTTCCCATGGTTCTTCAATTTCAAAATGAATTTCGTGCGTCAACAGGAACGGCACTTCCGCCTGGGTTCGGAGTCAACCTCATGACGAGTAACGAGCCGACCCGGAGAAAGGAGGAGACGGAATATTTTGAACCTGATACACGATACCAGACGGTATGGGAGCGAATGATAATCCCGCTTTTGATGTTGGTTATCGTATTTTTGGCCATCGCATCCCTGGCTTAAAGGCGACCCCCGTGTGTAGAGTAGAAATGGCCACCACTACCCCAGTCACACTCGAGCTGCTTGCCAAGGAGCTGAAGGCTCTGCGCAAGGATGTGCGCAAGATTCGTCAGCACTTTGAGGATCCTACCGGCGAGAAGCAGGCTGCTCGTTCCCAGAACAACGGCTTCAACAAGCCACTGAACGTGACCGACAAGCTGCGCGCCTTCCTGAGTCTGGCGGCCGATGAGAAGATCTCGCGCTCTCAGGTTACTGCCCGTATCAACACCTACGTGACCGAGAAGGGCCTGAAGGCGGGTCAGAACATCACGCTGGATGCGACCCTGCAGGACCTGCTGCAGCCACCGGCGGATACCCAGGTGACCTTCCTGAACATCCAGAAGTTCATCAACCCCCACTATATCAAGGAGGAGACGGAGAAGAAGCCTCGTGCGAAGAAGGCGGTGGCCGAGCCGGGAGCGACTTCAGATGATGTCGCTCCCCCAAAGGAGAAGAAGGTTCGCCCAAAGGTTGCGAAGGCACCAGCTTCTTAGGTTGTCTGATGGCTTAAAAGTATGAGTGTAGTGTAATACAAAACAAAATGGAGTCCACACCAGAGCTTTCACGTGAAAACCTGAACGCTCTAGTTGGGACCAAAATCAAAGATATCGCAATGTACCGCCGGGCTTTCACTCACAAAAGCGCATTGAAGCGGTACTCTGGCCTGACTGGTTCGTACGAAACTCTTGAATTTATGGGGGACTCTGTATTAGGATTTATAATTACCAAACATCTATTTGACCAGTATGAAAAACATCAGGAGGGGTTCTTGACCAAGGCGCGGACGAAGATGGTCAGGGGTAAGACGTTGTGTGAAATTTCAAAGATTCTGGGCCTTGAAAAGTTGATCCTCATGGACGAGAAGGGGGAGCGCAACGGGTGGAATACCAATGAGCACATCATGGAGGACGTCTTCGAGGCGCTTGTGGGCGCCATCTATCTGGACCTTGGTATGGTTCACGCCAAGCAATTTGTTCTGGAATCGTTCACAAAGGTGGAGACGTCCCTGGTCGACGACAACTATAAGGACCAGCTCATGCGCTGGTGTCAGGCCCTCAAGTACCCGTTGCCCGAGTACCGCGTAGATGGTCAAGCAAACGGGCAATTCTTCATCACGGTCATAGTAGATGGCATGGAATGTGGGGCGGGTTTCGCACTTACGAAGAAACAGGCGGAACAAAACGCCGCAGAAATTGTACTTAAGACGGATCCTCGATTTAAGAGTAAGAATGGAGGACCCCCGAAACGCGAGGGGCGTGGTGGAGATAGCCAAGGAGCTCCTTGCGGCTGAATATGCCGAACAAAGATCTGATGAATGGTTAGCACTCCGTGAGCAAATGATCACGGCAAGTGACGTAGCAAGTGCAATCGGTGAGAGTCGCTACGAATCTCCAGATGCGTTTGTGAAAAAGAAGGTTCTGAGCCTCAAGTGGGCCGGAAACGCCGCGACTGCTCACGGCACCGCACTCGAGCCCCTGGTCCGTGATCTTTATGACCAGAAAACCGGACGCAAGTCTCATGAGATTGGTCTCGTCCAACATCGTCTGTACCCGTGGCTCGGGGCGTCGCCAGATGGGGTCACAGAGGATGGGCTTCTCATTGAGATAAAGTGCCCATTGACGCGCAAGATCGAGGCAAAGGTGCCCAAGCACTATTTACCCCAAGTGCAACTTCAGCTCGAGATTACGGATCTTGAGGAGTGTGATTTTGTGCAGTACCGCCCAGCCAAGACCGAAGGCGCCGAGCCCGAGTTTGTGGTTGTTCGCGTGAAGCGTGACCGCGAATGGTTCGCCAAGAACCTCCCTGCTATGAAGGCGGCATGGGACCGTATAGTCAAAGGACGGGCACATGGCCTATGTGAGCTGGTGGACGAACCACCGACTCACTTTAAGAATGAATTTGTATGTGAAATAGTAGAAGATGGTGACGCCTGAGGAGGCTTTTCAGGATATTTTCGGACCAAAATTGTCCTGCCGTCACATGAACCGGTTCCTCAAGTGCCGTGAGTGCGCGGGGAACTTTTGCGCCAAATGCATTCAGCTCGAGGTGCATAGTTGCCCCAAGCTGGATGAACGGTCTAAAATTGAAAAGGAGAATTTATCGAAGAAATTAGTCAAGGTGGTGGCGCCCAAGGTTGCTACTTTTTGATGCGAGAAAACAGGTAAATGACTAGTGCAATAAACACGAGCCAGATGAGCAGGTCCTGACCCTTTGCAACCCCCGCCGTCCACGTGTCATCCTTGGCGCGGTTACCTCCCACCCAGCTCCATGGCTGTCCTGGGCGCATCCATGTCACAGTACCGTCTGAGAATTCGGTCTTGCGCGCTGGGAACATGCGGAAAGGCGCGGGGCTGGTCTCCGTGGTCTTTAAGTACATGGAGCCTGACAGATTCATGATTGGGTCGGAGGTACCAGAAAGAGAATCAGTGTAGATGGTTGGTTCCTCGCTAATCTCAGTAGTGTACGAGCCGTCATTGGGAATCGTGCTCGGGAACCCGTCGGAATAAACACCGAAGGTTCCGGACCACGTATATGGGTTGAAGCGATTGATGCTCAGGTCATCACATGCCATAGCGGCCGTAGCCATCTTAACATACGCTTACATTATTTTTAGGTCCTGTCGCATAAACCTTCGTCTGGACCTTCTGTCGGTGGAGCTCCCACATCGTGTCCATGTCAACGTTCAGCATATGGGCCAACTGGAAAAGATAACTGAACACGTCACCCATTTCCATCATGACGTCAGTTCCCCGATCCTTCTTGAGTCCCGTCTTCCGATAAATCCGCTGGTTCTGGCGGATACTGGAGGCCAGTTCTCCCATCTCTTCGTTCAGAAGCATCCACACGATACTCACAGGGGCTTTGTCCCACCCCTTCACTTTGCACATCTCGGCAGTCTCATCACGAAACCTATTCATTATGAATATAACACGCTACTTCTCTAAGCTTTGCTGATGAAGCGCCGCATTTTGAAAACTAACAGAAGAGCCACCAAGAGCATAGCCAACTCGGCCCCCGTCTTCCAGTTTTCAACCTTGTGTTCATCGCCCGTCTTGGTCCGGGCCCATGGCTCGACGATACTCATACTGAAGAGGCGGATCGCGCGGTCGATGGTGAAGAAAATGAAAAAGCCTACCAGGATGTCGTCTAGGGCGCGCATTAGAATGCAATCTTGCTGTTGTACGGCATTTTATTTCCGTATGTGCTCGTGCTGACTGGTGTGGCGAGGGGTACTGGGTTTGAGGAGATGTCACGCAGGTACACGAGCTGCTGAAGGACTCCCGTCGAGACGGTAGCCGTCGCCTCCTTGGCGACTTGTGTGTTCATGGCGCCCACCTGGCCACGCACGTCATTGTAGGGGTCACGGGACATGTTCGTGTACACGCGCTTCATGAGCGCCTGCAGGTCGGCGTCGTTCTGACGCTCGATTTGCAAACCAGTCTTGGCCTGGACGGACTGGATGATGGCGTTGTGAATCTGCTCACGATTGAAATCGGAAAAAAAGGCGTCCGTAAGGGGCGTTGGAAGCAGACGGGTGCTCATTTGATGTATGCAGGGATAAAAAAAGCCGACGCTTATTACACAATGAAGGTTGTCAAGAGGTCTGGTGATGTGGTCGAAATGCTCTTTGACAAAGTGACCAAACGAATTTCAAAACTAAATCAATCTCCAGAGTTTGAAACCCTGAACGTCCAGCCGGACAAGGTGGCTCAGAAGGTTTTTCAGAGCATGTACGACGGTATTTCCACCTCGGAAATTGACAACCTGACGGCCGAGGTGGCTGTAGCGATGATCACTGAACACCCAGATTATGAGACTCTCGCCATGCGCGTGACCGTTTCTAATTTACA